CATTCAGCTCGACCGCCGTCATCGCCTCGGCGTCCATGCGCTCGAGGCGAGTAATGCCGAGCCGCTCGGACAGCGCGGCGACCAGCATCTCCGCCTTCTCGGGACGGATCGCGAGTGGATTGTTGAATAGCCGTCCCGCGATACGCGCCAAGTCGGTCATCGTGTTGCTCCCGCTGCTTCTTGTCGGTCGGCGTTGTCCGTCGAGTCGGCGGTGTCGTTCGCATCGGATCCGCCGCCCGCGTTGCCCGTGCCGTTGCCGCCGTCCTGCATCTGCGGGGCGGTGAGACCGTATTTCACGCGCTCCTCGAACACCCGTTTCTCTTCCCAGAGATTGTGCTGCCAGTCGTTGCCTTGCTCGGCGGCTTCGTCCGGCAGGTTCGAGACACCGGTCGAAATGCGCAGCTGCGCCGCGTTGATTTCCTTCAGCGGGTCGATGTAGCCCCGCCCCGGCCCGATCCAGTCGCACTGACAAAGCGCATCGCGCATGACGTAGAACATGACCTTGCCGCCGGGCACCTCGACGAGGTCGCGCGCGATCGCCTCTTCGAGCACGGCCGCGTAGACAGGCGTGCAGAGCTTCGAGGTGAAAAGGTGGCGGTCGGACAGGAGCCCGCGCCAGATTTCATTCAGCAGCGTGCGGGCGTTCGAATAGTTGATGCCGTTCCATTCGTTGCTGAGCTGCTCGCCCGAGATGCCCAGCGCCGCCGCGATCGAGTTCAGCACCGCCCGCTGATAGGCCTGGAAGTTCGTCGCCGGTCGCGTCGCCGCGATCGTGTCAAGCGTATCGCCGTCCGGCAGCACCGCCACGCGGGCACCGTTGAACGTCAGGTCCGCGCGGTCGTACCAGCCGGCGCGGAAGCTCTCGAGCGCCTCGTTCTCGTCATCATCACCCGCTGGAGCGAGGCTCGCCGCGACATCGGTGCTGCTGCGCTGGGTGCGCGCGAAGAGGCCGAAGGTGGCGTTGACGACAGCGGCCTGCAGCTCGGTCTTGTCGTAGTTCTCGAGCATCTTCATCCGCCCCATGACGGATGCGAGGCGACCGACGGCGCGGCGCTGGTGCGCACGCTTCTTGTCGAAGACGTGCACCATCAGCGGGCGCCCGGTTGAGCTCTCCCGCGGGAAGTACGTCCATTTCTGCGCGGCGAAGTCCGTGCCGCCGACGTCGTCGGGATGCGAGTTGCGGATCCAGTAGCCGATCGCCGCGCCGTCATCGTCGAGTACGACACCGTCGCGCAGGTTCCGATCGTTTGGTCGGCCGTCAGGGTTGCTCAGCCGGTCTGGGTCGAAGACCTGCAAGCAGGTCGCAAGGGGTCCGCCGCGCTCCCTGAACTGGATTGAGATCAGCGCCTCGCCGTCAAGAACGTAGTGGTAATAGGAGAGGCGAACGAGACCGCCGAAATGGTCGTGGCGCTCGACGTCGCAGAGGAAGCGAACCGACGTTCCCCACAGGCGGAACATCGACTCGACCTGCATCGCCCATCTCGCCGCCCATTCCGCGCTCTGGCCCATGGCGGCGAAGTCGGGCTTGGCGCGCAGCCATATCCTCGGACCCACGACAGCATCAACGCGCTTGTCGACACCGCCCATCGCCCAGCCGCTGTTGCGGTAGAGCGCACGGCTGCGGGCGACGATCTTGTTGCGGCTGCCGAGAATCTCCGCATCAGCCGACGCCTGCCGCGGATGCCAGGCGCTGAGCTCCTGGCTCGAGGACGACGCCGCGTCATACGCCGGCGAGAAGTACGGGCTGACACGGCGCTCGATGCCGGTGCTCGGAACGTCTTCGGCCTTGGCACGCGTGATTGTGACCGCCGTGCTTTGGCCAAGCAGCGGGGCAGAGAGCGACAGCATTAGCAGAACCTCGGACGAAGAGCGCGGTAGCGGCCACGGTTCGAGCCGGCCGCGGTGGCTTCAGCGGCCGTCACCAGGTTCTCGTAATCGTGGATCGCCTTGTTCAGGTCGGCGACGGAGGCGACGTTATAGGCAATGCGCCGGCCGTCCCGCCAAACCTCCTTGATCTGCCCGCCCGTCAGCGCCGTCACGCGCGCTTGGCGAAGGGCGACCAGGTCGGCGCGCAGGTCGGTAAGCGTCGACTGCGCCGGGTCGAAGTCGGCGACGACGGGCAGAAGCCCCACCTCGCTATAGGTGCCGAGGCTCGTGACGACCTCGCCGCGGATCGCGGCAGTAAGACCCGCCGTTCCCCCGCTCACCTTTACATAGCTGAGCGCACCTTCGAACTGGCTCGACTGGACGATGGTCAGCCCCGCTTCCGAACCGCTGATGAGCGACGCGGAGGCGGACGTGATCGTCTCGCCCGCCGCGAGCTCGCGGGACCAGTCGAAGGCATAGACCTTCGTCTCGCCGGGGTTTTTGACATTGTCCCAGGTGAACACTGCTCAGGTTTCTCCTATGGTCCCGTTCGCGAGCCGCCAGCCGCCCTTACCTTGGCGACGACGACCGTCCCGATGCGGCTTCCGCCGCTTGTCTGTCCTGTCTTCGAGCCGAAGCCCGCACGACCAACCGGCCGCTGAACCCTTCCGATGCGCGCGCCTGGCAGCGGTGGCATCGGCGAGAAGGCGATGATCTCCGCGCCGCCAGCCGCTGAACCAGCCGCTTCGACGGTCGCGGCGCCAGCCGCATCCGTCGCGCCCTCAGCCGCTGCGGTTCCGGCCGCTGCTGCAATCGTGGCAGCCGTCGCATCCGCATCAGCCGTCGCTGCAGCCGCGCCTGCGGCCTCGTGAAGCTCTGCGCCCGACGCTTCAGCATCAACCGTGCCCGCTGCCGCGCCGGCAGCAGCCGTGATCGTGGCGCCCGCGCCAGCCGCATCGCCCGAGCCCGAGGCCGAGCCGATGGCATCAGTCGTCGAAACTGCTGTGCCAGTTGCAGCACCCGAGCCGGTGCCCGTTGCAGCGCCAGCCGCGCCCGCAATCGAAACATCCGCTGCGGTGTCGTCACCTTGGCCGCTTGCTGCACCCGCGCCGGTCGCGACCGCACTACCGGTGCCCGTGTCGGCCCCAGCCCCAGCCGCTGAGCCGGCAGCCTCACTGACCGCCGCGCCAGCACCCGTGTCCGCACCTGCGCCGGCCGCCGAACCAGCAGCGCCCGCATGGGCAGCGCCGTCACCGCTATCCGCGCCCGTACCCGTGGCCGAGCCCGCGCCAGTGTCGATCGCACCGCCCGCGCCATCGTCGATGCCAGCGCCTGCCGCCGCGCCTGCCGCGCCAGCCGTTGCAGTGCCCGCACCGCTGTCGTCGCCAGAGGCGGCTGCGGATCCTGTAGCGCTGACGATTGCGCCGCCAGCACCAGTGTCAGTGCCAGCGCCACTTGCAGCACCTGCGGTCGTGTCCGTTGCACCGCCAGCACCGCTGACATCGCCCGCACCAGATGCCGAGCCTGCCGCGCCAGCATAGCCGCCAGCGATACCGCTGTCCGTGCCGGAGCCCGCCGCATCGCCAGCGCCCTGGGCGACTGCACCGCCCGCGCCAGTGTCGGCACCCGCACCCGTCGCAGCGCCAGTAGCGCCTGCCGTCGCGGTTGCAGCGCCGGTGTCCGTTCCCGCACCGCTTGCCGCGCCAGCCGCCTGGTCGATTGCGCCGCCAGCGCCTGCATCTGTCCCTGTGCCGACCGCAGCGCCCGCCGCACCAGCCGTTGCGCGGCCCGTCGCGGTGTCACTGCCAGTGCCAGCCGCCGAGCCAGTCGCCTGATCGACGGCGCCACCCGCGCCGCTGTCCGTGCCCGCGCCCGTCGCCGAGCCTGCACCGGCAGCGATTGCGCCGCCGGCGCCGGTGTCGGCACCCGTGCCGCTTGCAGCCCCAGCCGCCTGATCGACTGCACCGCCAGCACCCGTGTCAGCGCCCGAGCCTGCCGCTGCGCCAGCACCCGTGTCGATTGCGGCCCCAGCGCCCGTGTCAGCGCCAGAACCTGCCGCTGCGCCTGCTGCACCTGCGGTCGCGCGTCCTGTTGCGGTGTCAGTACCCGTGCCGGATGCGGCGCCAGCGCCGGTGTCGATCGCGACGCCGGTTGTGGTATCGTCGCCCGTGCCAGCTGCCGCACCCGCCGCTGCGGAGACCGTCGCACCGCCTCCACCGGCGGCAAGAGGCTGCCCGCCGATCGGCAGTGTACCGATGGGAGCAAAGCCAAGCATTTAGAACGCTCCGATAATTACGAACCCATCGCCACCCTTGCCGCCTGCGCCGCCGACTGCGCCCGCACCGCCGCCACCGCCGCCGCAACCATAAGAGCCGGGACCGCCTGCGCCACCGTTGGAGGCGCCACCAGAACCTCCTCCAGATCCACCTGTGAAAAGGAGCGGCTGATTGCGGCTCATCATTTGCATTATGTCGAGGCCGTGGTTGTAACCGGGATTGCCCGCGCCTCCTGCCGTCGTGCCAGAAACGCCAGCGACACCACCAGCAATCTGAGGGGCTTGTGTCGCGCCTGTCGAGGTCGATCCACCAAAAACGTCGCCGCCCTTGAAGACGTTGTTGCCCGTCCCCGATCCTGCGCCGCCGCTGCCACCGCCCACGAGCACCGCCGCTGCCGACAGGTTCGTGCCAACGGCACCCGTGTTAGCGCCACCCGCCGATCCAGCCTGCCCCGCTATGGACGAGAATATCGCGGAAGTTCCGTATTTGTCAGGCGTGCCAGAGCCCGAGCCAGCGCCGCCACCCGTCGCGGCTGTGTTTCCGCCGTTGCCCGCGTTGACGGAGCATGCTGTATTGTTGCCTTCAACGGTAACACTCACTTGGGACAACACACCGTTAGAGCCGCTGACGCCAGCCGTGCCGCCGTCGCCGCCCTTTCCGGGCCGAACGAATAAAATATCGGGCAGAAAAAACGCGGGAATCAGAGCCTTCGTCATAGCCGACGAACCGCCCCCACCGCCACCCGTACGAGCCGCACCCGCCGTAGATCCACCGCCACCACCGCCGCCGCCGCCGCCGACGCACAGAATGTAAATCCACTGTGCCCCGACGGGCTTTGTCCAAGTTTGCCAGCCGCGCGAGGTCGTCGTGTCCTGCTGAGGCGTGAACACCTGCCAGTGGGTCGCGCCGTAGTCGGGGAGCGGCGGCAGCAGCATCCTAGTATTTCACCCCCCACGTCGAGACGGCGTAGCCGGTGCCGCTTGCGCCCGTGGACGTCCCGAACGTGACGAGCAGGCGATATCCGGGGGGAAGCGCCTTGCGGATCGGAATTGAAATGTCGCTTTGTGCAAACTGGTTGGAGGTAGCTACCGCCCCTAACGAAATCTCGGCCATCATCGCCGTATTTGCTGCCGTATTGGTGGTGCCGGGGGTGAACGTGCCGGTCGCCGAGCACACGAACACGCGCGCCACCGTTGCCGCTGGCGAGCCGACCGGCTTCAGGCGGACCTCGTCGACAAACCCGCCCTCGGTCGCATCGGCCTGAAAGATGACGGTGACGTTGGCCCCGGTGCCGTCCTGCGCAGTGTTGGCGCTCGGGCCGAGCACCGCACCGCCAAGCTGGACGTCGGGCGTGCGCCCAAAGATCGGGTTGGTATTGGCGGCCACTAGACAACGCTCCTAACGCGCGAAGGAATGACCTCCTCCAGACAGTCAACACAGCGGAGCCGCGTCACGTCGGGAATTTGAACCTGCGCGTTCGACGGAGGTGGGTTGAACTGCATGACGATCTTGCGCTCGCCGTGAACGTCGCAGGTGAACGTCACCGGCGGGTTGAGCTTGGTGACGTCGAGGAAGCGCGGAATGTTACTGTCGTTCTGTGCCACGTCCGTCTCCTATGCGAGATAGGCGCCCATGCGCGCCGCGATCGTTTGTCCGATGCTAGACGCCGAGAGGTCGTCGCACAGCGCGTCGATGAACACGGTCGAAGTCCCACTAAGGCTGAGCAGCCCGGCCGCGTAGGTCGACCCGTTCCAGCTCTTCTCGTTCGCGTCGCGCGTCAGCGTCAGGCCGTCGCTGGACAGGACGCCTTTGCCCCGAGCCCAATTCGCGCCCGATGTGATGACGTAGCTGACCAGCCGCCCAGCGAGCGCGTTCAGGTTCTCCGCCGGCGCCAGGCAGTCACCGTTCGTGCTGTCACGCACGCCCGTATCGCTCAGCGTCAGCGCGCCTGTCCCCGTCGTTGCGGTCGTCGTCTTGATGCGATCGGCGAGCACGAGTGCGTCAGGCCTTGTGCTCGACGCCCTCGGCGTTGGTGGAGGTGGTCACCTCCGCGCGCACGGCATCGCGTGCAGCGTACTTGCGCTTCAGGATCTCGGCGGGGTCGACGATGCCTTCCGCGATCGCGTCTTCTGTCGCCTTCTGCATCGCGGCCTCTACGGCTTTGCCGCGGCTGTCCGCCGCCTTGCCCGCCGTGGCATGGCCAGCGGCTTCTGCAACCTTACCCTTCATCGTTTCTGTCCTTTCATGGGCGGCAATCCCGCCGAACCGAACAGCTGCCGGATCGACTTGGTCCGCGCTTCCTGAATGCGGCTGCGAACGAAGGCGTCATCGTTGAGCCGGCCGTCCGCCTCGGCGTCGAGCACCGCATGCTCCATCGCCTCGCGGATGAGCGGGCTGTAGGGCTTCGTTCCCACCGTCAGGCCGACCGCTGCGGCGACCCTCGGGCAGACCTGCTCGGCGCTCGGCCGAAGCTCGTCGGGAAGGCCGCTCGGGTAGTTCTGCTCGGTGAGCCAGCGGTGCGAATATTGCCTGAGACCGACGCCGACGTTTTCGCTGATCGTCCTTGCGTAGTGCATCGAGACCTCGGCCTCGGCGTCGTTCTTTGGCGCCGCAGCCGCGAGATGGGGGAACAGGTCGCCCCAATGACGCCGGAACGCCTTGTGGTCGCCCTCGGTGAGGATCCGAAGGGCGACCGACTGTGCAGACATGCTAGTCGAGCGTGAACGTCGTTGCCGTCGTCAGGCGCGGGATGATGCCGTTGCCGCAGGTGATGTTCGGCGTGACGGTGCCCGACATGTGGATGTCGGTCGCGCCACCGCCGGTTTTGCCCGCGGACATGTGCGTCACCGTGCCCGAGCCGCCCGTGCCGGTCGGGAAGTCGCAGTTCGCAGCGAGCGCGGTCGAGCCGCCCGACGGTGCGGAGAAGCCCAAGGTCGTGCGCGCGACGTTGACGCGGGCATAAGAGGTGTAGGCAACCTCGGATGTCGTCTGCGTGCCTGCCTCGCCGGGGTCGGCGGTGTGGAGCGCCATGGCGACGTTCGTCTGCGGCGTGGAAGCCGCATTGTCCGCCATGTTCGCCCATGCGGTCGCGTTGAAGATCAGCGCCAGGATGGCGTTTTCGGCGGTGTTCGAGAAGGACATGCTACCTCCTGTTGATCTCGGCCAGTCTGTCGGCCGAAGTGGTCTTGCGTTTCGTCGTCTGCTTTTTCGTCGTGCCGTCCGCCTCGAGCGGCACGGGGCGCGCCCATACAGGCGGCTTAGCCGGTCCGCGGTCGTCGTCGAGCCAGCGTATCTCGGCGCGTTCGGGCTGCAGCGAGATGCGTGCGGCCTCGCCGTAACCGAACAGGTCGAGCGTCTCGTTCGCGCCGCGGCGCTCGAACTTGCCGTCAACCATGACCTCGCCGCAGAGCTCGTCGTAGGTCGATTTCGGCAAGCCGGTTGCAAAGTGCACCTGCCCAGGTCCGCCATCCTCGACCGCGAGGCGCTCGATCGCCTGCATCTTCAGCTTGTCGACGTTGATCGTGTGTTCCTTGACCGCGGGCTTCATCGCGCGCCCGTCGGCGTCCTTGTTGATCTCGCGCGGCGCGCCGACCTCAGGAGCGGTCTTGCTCGAGCGGCCCTTCACCAGCATCAGGCGATAGCCCTTGATGCCGCTGTCGCCGCTCTTCGCCATAGCCCGCGCGAACTCGCGGGCCTTCCACGTCACGCCGCCGGGCTCCTCGCCATCGCTGTTGCCGGCGCCGCCGGTGTCGATTGCGACGCACGCGATCGGCATGCCCAGACTGTCGTCATCGCTCAGCGGCACGAAGCGCTTCAGCAACTGGTCTCTAATGACCAGCCAGTCCTTCTGCCGCTCCGCGGGCCTCAGCTCCTGGCCGTCGAGATTCTCGCGGATCGTGTCGCGCTCGATGAGCCATGACCGCCCTTCGAGGTCCCAGCCCCAGATTGCATAGTCGAACTTGCGTCCGCCGACGTCGACCGCCGCCGTCAGGAAGAAGACATCAGGCGGACAAGTGCCCCGCGCATAGGCGGGATTGATCTCTACCTCGTTCACCCGCGCCGCAAGGCGCTTCGGGTCGAGCACGCGGCTGCCAGGGCCCTTGCCCTGGTAGACCTCGCCCAATGTCTTCGCCGTGAACTCGGCGAGCGGCTCGGGCTTGCGGGTGCGCTCGTAGTGGAGCAGCACCTCGACATATTCCCGCGCCAGCCGTCCCCATGTGAGGAACGGCGACATCGTGCCGTGAATCCAGAAGCCCGCGGTGTCGCCCTGCTTCGGCTCACCGTGCACCGTACCGTCGGGCGTGATCGCCTGCCCTGCGAAGACCCACTTGCCGGCGAGGTTCATCGCGGCCTTGTGCTTGTCCTCGACGCGGACGCCGCAGTGCGGACACCCAAGCCCGCCCGTCGCTTCGACATGGTCGAGCAACTCGTCGTCTTCGAGCTCGTCGTCGCGGTCGTACTCGAGCCGCATGTACATCTCGGATGCGACGCCGCTCACCGGGTCCATGACCTTGGGGGCGAGCGGATGCGGTGACGACCAGAGCTTGCAGTGCGGGCACGGCCAGTACCAGAGCCCGCGATTGCTCAGCATCCAGAAGCTCGCGATCCCCGCCGACCAGCCGGCGTCGGGGTGCGATTCCATGTAGAGCTTGAACGATGACCCGAACGCACGGCCGCGGACCCTTGCCAAGCCCCTGAAGGCGGCCCGTAGCTTCGGCCTGAAGCCGTCAACCTCCGTCGCCATGATCAGCGGCGCCTGCTTCTGCCGCACCGTGCCTGGGTTGGCCGGGAAGAGCTGTATCGCTCGTCCCGCTACCCGCTTGAACTTGCGCTTGTTGTCGGTCGGCCGTTTGCCGAGCTTCTCCATGATCTCGGGATGGAGATTGAAGAAGTCAGCGAATTCCTTGTCGGCGTAGGAGTTCACATCCTCCGCCGCCGGCAGGTAGATGATCGTGTCCGTCAGCGGTCCGTTGCGCAGCCGCTTGAAGAGATGGTTCTCGCCAGCAATCGACTTGCCGGTTCTGCCGGGCCCGACGACGTCCACCTCGATGAACTCCGCCGCGTCCATCGCGTCCTGCGGAGTATCCATGTACGGCGTCAGGCTGCGGTCGTAGAGGCGCTTCGCCTGCTCGCCATCCGCACCGATGCCGCCTTCCGATGCCGGAAGGTAGCGGTGCTTCTCGGCGCATTCCTTCGTCGAGATGTCTTCGGGCGGGAGCAGCAGCTCGAGCTGGCTGCGGACTACCGCCCGCGCATCTGCGCAGTAACCGTCAGTGGCGAGTAGCTCGAGCTCCCTTTCGATCTCGGCTACTGGCGCGAGCATCGGATGTCAGGCGTTTGCCCAGCTTGTCGTGAATTCTGACAAGCAGGTTACGCCCTTCCTCCCTTACCTGTTCTCTAACCAGCGGTGGCCACTTGCCCGCCGGATCCAGCCGACCGACCATCGACAGGGTCTCGGCCTGCATCGTGCTCAGCACGTCGGCGATGACCGCCTCGAACTCGACAAGCGGCACATAATTGCGCTGCTCGATCTTGCGTCGCTGCGTCGACACCTGAAGCTGGTCGAGCACACGAAGCTCGTCGAGTGACATGCCGGTGTCGGCAAGGTCCGGCGCAATGCCCGCCATCTCGGCGATGCGGCGGTTGCGGGTCGTCCGCTCTTTGAGCTTTTCCTCAAGCCGCGCGATCATGTGATCGAGGACGGCCTTCGGATTGAACTGGTAGGCGACGCCTTCGCTGCCGCGCATCAGGCACGGCCAGTCGGCGTCAGCTTCGACCTGAGGCTTCAGCGCCCGCCAGGTCAGCCCCGCTATCGTCGCCATCTCCTCGGCGTTGACGGGGCCCTTGATCTTCTTCTTCGCAAGCTCAGAGCGGGCGCGCTTCAGCAGCGCGATGCGGGCGCTCGGGTCCGGCGCCTTGCGCATCAGTCAACCTTCCGGCGACGCGATGCCCCGAGGGGACGAACAAAGCATCTCGTCGCCGGCGTTCGGCGAACGGCCCGCGGTAAGGCCACTGGCGCACCGAACTTTTTTTTCGGATGGGGCGGAGAAGCGTTCAATGACTGGCCCCAAACAGCAGAAAAGCCGCAGAAATCCGCGGCTTTTCCGACGTGCATCTTGAGCAGAGGCAATACGTCTCGCGGCGAAAACTGACACATTCGGGCCGAATTGCAAGCGATTCGTTCGGCGTCATTTCACAGGCCTGTGCTTCAGCCGCCAGAAGCCCGGCACGCCGACATCCTTTGCAAGTTTGTATGCCTCGGCCTCGGTTCGGATCGGCCACGAGATGTCACGAGAGAAGCCCTCGCCATAGACGATGATGGCCTCGCACTCCGTCTTGGGGATGGTGAAGGCGAAGACCATCGTTCTAGCAGACATTACGGAGCCTCAAAGCGGCCTGTACGCGCAGGCCCTCACGGGTGAGCCGCACCATGGAAGGCGCACGGTCTACCTCAACCAGCGCACGGCGCTCGAGGGCCGATATTGTGCCCCTAAATGTCGCATGCCTGTAGCCGTGCACGACATCCCACCAACATCGCGGCGCGAACTCTTCTCCAAAGCTCGCATCGGAACAACGTAGCAGCGCATGACGCATCGCCGGCGAGAGCGAGTCCGCGATGACCTCGATCTCGTCGACGCTAAGCATCAGCCAGTTTGCGCCCGCGCGGCACAGCTATTCCGCATCACTACTGATTGGTTATGGGCGCGGGCCTTGAGAGCTGCGGCGCAGAGTGCGAGGGCGGGGGTTGCCGCTTCACAGTCTTGGAAGCGCATCGGGTCGCCCATCGCGCAACGGGCGAACATTTCTCCGTCGCTCTTCGCTTCCCATTCCAGCGACCATTCCCAAGCGGGAGAGGGTGCCAGCGCCAAGGCGGCGTCGAGCGAGTGCAGGAACGGTTGCGGCGCAATGTGAAACAGCTTCCAAACGGCCTGCTTCACTTCGTCCTCAAGGGCCACCAGCGATAGCGATGCCCCAACATCGGGGACCGCCTGCTCGCACCGTTCCGCCAGCGCCACCAGTTCTCCCTTACTCTGTGTCATTGCTGTTCCTTTGCAGCGCATAGCGCACTTCGCGCCCCGCCTTCGTTAGGCGAAGGAAGCGCGCATTTCTCTCCGTAAGGCCGCGTTCGTGCAGCGACTTGGCCGTAGCCCACGACATACAAGCCTCCGAGGCATCCTCGCGGTACATCAACGCCTTGCGTTCGGCGGCGGTTAAGCTGTCCACGACGCCCGCCACCAGCTCATCCTCGCTTGGTCTATTCATGATGGGGTGCCTAGCTTGGCGAGGATGTTGGGAAGCCGCTTATTCCACGCCCTCACAGCCCAATCGCGTTTGCCCCATTTGCACGTGCCGCAGCGACATTCGATGCATTCGACGTGGAACGCTTTGTTTATGTATTCTAGCACCGCCTTGCTACCGCAATGTGGGCAAGGCAGCAGATCCACGATAGACCTGGCCTCGCTTGGTCTAGAGGTCATGGGTTACTCCTACTGGTGAGAGAGCGGCGCGGGCTTTGAAGATGTCGCCGAATCTCAGCGAGTAGAATCCAGCGTTACCCTCTGGATTGCTCGGCACTTCGAGCACAGCAAACGGCTTCAGCGCATCCTCCAGCCCCTCGATCCTATTCTTAAGGATGGAGGCACATGCTTGGGAATCGCGCGTGTTCCAGAGGCGCGTTGCTTCGGCGCGTTCTGCATCCGTAACCCGCTCGCAGCTTTCAAGCGTCACATAGGGTCCAGCGCAGCCGCAGTCGGAACATGCCCCGCGAGCAAAGCCGAAGTCCTCCGTGTCGATCTCAAGAAAGACGCCGCGCTTGACCTCGTGCGGAAACGGACACGGCAGCATTTCCTCAATTAGCTTATCGTCCATGATCATCCTCCGAGGATTGCGGCGTGAGCAGCCGCGAGTTCTGCTTCGTCGACTGCGCGCTCGGCGTGGCGCATGGCGTCTTCCCAGAGATCAATCGCGTCGATGAGGATGCGTCGTGCCCGCGTCTTCCCCATCCGATACTCAAGCGCGATCGTCGAATAGCTCTTGGGTTCGCCGATCAGCATGTCGAGCACCGCCCGCTTCGGGTGCGGGATCCGCTCGCGCCACCAGCCGTATGCCACCTCGCGACGCACGCGCATGATGCCTTCGACCAGGACGTCGCGGCCGCTGCCCGCATAGTCTACGCGCATTTCGTATGAGGCGGCCTTCACGGCGACATCGGCTTCGATGCTTTCAGCGACAGCCGCGATCTCCGCTGCCCAGCCGAGCTGTGTCGCGTCGATATGGCCAGCAAGGTACAGCCGCGCCAGCGCGCCCTGCCGCGTGTGCGCAGCATGCTCATGCGTCTCGGGCGTGCCTTCGTTCTTGTGATCCCAGCGCTTCACCGTGCGGACGTGCTTCACGGCGAGGCGAAGGCTCTCGACGCGCGCCTGATACATGGCGTCCGTCTCGCCCGGCAGCGGGGTTATGCCTTTGACGAGCCGCGGCGCGTTCGCGACCTTGTCCTTCTCGGCCTGCTCAATGAGCACCGCGACAGCCACGCGCTGTCGTTCGAAGCGCTTGCGGTCCTGCTCAGCGCGGGCGCGGCGGTCGGCGAGGATGGCCTCACGCTCCTGGCGGCGCTCGTGACGTGCACGGCGGCGCTCCTCGCGCTGCTCCCTGCTGTACCAGCCGGGTGGTCGCTTGACCTTGGGCTTCCCCTCCCCTGCCACTCAGGCCCCCTTCCTCTTGCCATGCAGCTTCTCGGCCAGGATCTCCGCCTGCTTGCGGTCTGCCCAGCCGAGCCAGTTCGGATTGATCAGGATGAGGCCGGTGTGCTGCCAAGCGTCGCGTGCCATCGCGCGGCCCTTCACATGGTCCTCTTCGTTCCAGAGATGCGCGAAGCGAGCGAGCGACGACGCCATCAGCGGTCACCCACGTCTTCGCAGGTGACGGTGACGTCGTCGTTCTCGAGCACCTTCATCGCCATGCCGCGGATCGTCGGCGCGAAATGCTGCCTCACCCAATCGCAGAAGAAGCGGCTCGGGCAGAAGACATCGACCATCCATCCGGTGCCCGGTGCGTTCTTCTCGATGCTGATAGCGGTCGGTTGCAGCCAGCCGGCGTAGGTTTGCTCGCCCAAGTCAGCGCGCAGCCTGCCGCGAAGCGCGGCGACGCGGTCGTCTTCTCCATGATGGAGCCGTTCGATGTCGGCAGCGGCAGCGGGGTCTGTTCGAGAGGTGAGCGCTTCAGCGAACCTAATCCCGCTCTTCGCCATCGCCATCACTCGCGGTCCCTCCGTGCTGAGCCATTTGATCCATGCCGCCCGCCAGTCCCGCTTCGAGGCGCGGGCGCCGTTCTCGGCCGTCCAGTGCGCGGCAAAGCCCGTGGCGACGAACTCGTAGGCACCTGGCGGCCATTGCTTGAGCACGGCCTGCGTCGGCTGCGGCAGCGTATCGACGGGCGGCGGAGTCCAGTCGTCGGGCAGACGTGCGCCGCGCCGTGGTCTGGGCGGCGCAGGGGTGATTTCCTCTTCGTGCCCTTTTTGCCCTAACCTACTGTTTCTACTCTCTGAATTGATGATTTCCTCAAGCGGGAGACCCCCTTGGGGGGGTACTGCTGGTGAATCTTCTTCACCAGCAGTGGGGGGGATAGGTAAGTGGTTAGGTCTTTGGGGTGACGCCATTGTCACCCCGCCCCTGTCGCCGGCGTCACCCTCCCCCGCCATTCTGTCACCGGGAGGGGGTGTCAATTTGTCACCCCGCCTTTTCGGCTCTTTCGGGTTGAACTGAAGGGGCGGCTCGTAGCCGATGAGGTCGTAGCCGTTCGACGACTGCGAGCCGTCGGGCCTGAACCGCTTCACCCGCCTGAGCAGGCACATATCCTCGAGCTCTTGCAGCCGGCGCTGCACGGTGCGCTCAGACACCTCGCACTGGAAGGCGATGAACTTGACGGAGGGGAAGGCATTGCGCCCTGAGGTGTCGGCTTCGTTGGCGACAGCAACCAGGATGGCCTTGCGCACCGGATCGCCGGCGCGCTGCTGACGGGCCCACTGTTCGGTTTCCCAGCTCATGCTGCGCGCCTTTGCTTACGAGCGGCCTTTTCCTGTTCGATGTCGTCGAGCCGCTTCTTCTCGAAGGCCTTGCGCTCCGCACGCAGCTGCTCGTCGCTGTGCCAGCCCCATATCCAGCGCTTGCGTGCTGATTCCGTGCTTTCCCGAGCGCGCGGATCCGAGCCGCCCTGCGTGAAGCGCAGCCGCACCCAGCCGTCGAAGCGGTAGAGGTTGCCGGTGTGCTTCGTCGCGTCCTGGTAGCTTATCGCCCAAGGCGTGCCCCATGTGCGGACGATCTCGGGATAGCCGAGCTCCGTCCACATCCTCAGCATGAGGCGACTGATCCGCGGCTCGGCAGCGCAGAGGCGCGACAACTCGAAGGCATCATTGCGGGTGAAGTCGCATGTCGGCCTGATCAGCGTGTCGGCCATGGCGACAGCGACGAGATTGCCCTTACGGCGAAGACCGAAATCAATGGGGACGCAGAAGCGCGGGCGGTTGTTGGCACCGTGCTGGTGTCCCCATCGCACAAGGCAATCGTTCGCCTCGTCGCGGTCGACGAGGTCGAATGAGCCGAGCGGGTCGATGAGGAGACTCATGCCGCCCTCACCTGAGCGAAGAGCCTGGCGTCGCCCTCGATACGTCGCTGAGCCAGCGCCGCGTACTCGGGATTTAGTTCGATCCCTATGCAATCACGATGAAGGCGGTCGGCGACGAGACCAGTTGTTCCTGCACCAAAGAAGGGGTCCAATATAGTTCCGCCCTTGGGGCAGCCTGCCAATATGCACGGCTCGATAAGCGCGGGCGGAAACGTGGCGAAATGCGCCTCGCTGAAAGGCTGCGTCGGGACAATCCAAACCGACCGCTTATTCGCCTTCCCCTCTCCGCCAGTGTAGGCATTGCCGCTCTTCGTGCGCGTCTTGTCGTTCGCGCCGCCGTCACCAATGTCGCCATACTTCTCACCGCCGAAGCGGGGCGGCTTTGCTTTCATCGGCCCATTGGTTTTACCGGGCACTCGATTTGATCCGGCCTGCTCTTCCAGCGTGGCCTGTCCGAGCCTCGCGACTGTCGACGCCGTGACGGGCTCGGCGATGGAAGCGGCGTCGTAGTGGTACGACTTGGACTTCGACAGAAGGAAGATTTGCTCGTGGGACTTGGTGCACCGATCGCGGACGCTCTCAGGCATTGGATTTGGCTTTGCCCAAATGATCTCCTGCCTAAGAAACCAGCCATCAGCTCGCAGCGCGAATGCCAGCATCCAGGGAATGCCGATCAGGTCTTTAGGCTTGAGGCCGGTGTAGCGCTTCTGTCGTCCGATCGGGGAGCAATGCAGCGCCTTTGCGTGTTTACCGCCAGTGTGCCCGCCCCATTTGCCATCGTTAGCGTAGCTGTCCCCGATGTTCAGCCACAGCGTTCCATCGTCGCGCAGCACGCGCCGCACCTCGCGGAACACCTCGACCATGCCCGCCACGAACTCGTCAGGAGTCGGCTCAAGCCCCATCTGACCGTCAACGCCGTAGTCGCGTAGGCCGAAGTAGGGCGGCGACGTGACGCAGCAGTTCACGCTCGCGTCTGGCAACTCGCGCAGACGCTCGCGGCAGTCGCCAATGAGGATTTGAACGCTCAATGCGTGAGCTCGCGCTCGAGCACGCGGATGTCGGCGTCGAGTTCGGCGTCGGTTGTGCGCAGGCGCTCGACAGTGCGCAGCGCATGGATGACGGTCGTGTGATCGCGTCCGCCATGCAGCCGCCCGATGGCGGGCAGCGACTTGGGCGTCAGCTGCTTGCAGAGATACATCGAAATCTGCCGCGGCCGCGCGACATCTCGTGATCGGCGCTGCGAGGTCATCTCGCGATTGGGAATGTGGAAATGTGCGGCGGTGCGCTGCTGTATCGACGCGACCGCGATGCGCGGCAGCATGTTGATGTTGTCCGCCAGGAGCTTCAGCGTCTCGTGCTGCGATGGCGTGACGCCCGTGGTGTGCACGCGCAGCGCAAGGCGCTTCGCCGCGCCGACGATGACGTGGCCATCCGCAGGAAGCGCAGGCGCAACGGAGTCGAGCAGCGTCTCGCGAACGGCGAGGTCCGGCCAGCCTTCGAACTCGGCGCGCATGATGTCGGCGCGCATGTCGGGGCTCGGTCGTCCGAGATCGGCGCCCGCAGCATCGAAGAGCCGTGAGACAAGGCGCGGACTGAAGCCCGATGCCGCCAAGTCTCGCGGTGCGAGCGTGGTCGTCATGGCGACGCGCCCGCCATGGCGCGACACCGCATCAATGACGTGCGACAGCGTCTCGACTGCGGCGCCATGCTTGGTGAGCAGGTCGATGTCGTCGAGCATCATCAGGTCGACGCCGATGAGCTTCTCTTCGTAATCCTTCTCCGGCCATCGCATCAGCTCGCCCGCATTGACGAACATGCGGCTCGCGTTCGGATGAAGCGCTGAGTGCAGCTTCTCGATGTGGTGGAGAAGGTGCGTCTTCCCCGTGCCGCCGTCGCCACGGATCAGCAGCGTGTTGAACGCGCAGCGTGCATCGCTGACGAGATTGGTCGCGGCGGATGCAGCGACACGATTGCTTGCCCCGATGACGAAGCGCTTGTTGCCCAAAGCGTTGATCACCCCTTTACCTCCTCAATGAGCCAGCCGCCGCCGAGTGCGCGCGGACGTGGAAATGCGAGCCTGAACGAGAACGGGAACATCGCCGCAGCGACCTTCATCTTCACGCGAGCGTCTTCCTCGACGATGGCGCGAGCACCCTTGACGTCGATCGCTTCGAAGGTGAGGTCCGGCCGCCGGACGAAGAAATCGACGGTGAGATAGGTCCGCTCGGCGAGACGGAGCTTGATGCCTTCGAATGCATACCAGGTGATCTCGCCGCGCTCTTTTGCAGGGATGAGCATCTCGCGCTCGAAGCGGGCTTCGGTCTTGTTCATGATGCCGACGCCCAGCCGGCCGAGCATGTGATGAGCCTTGCCCTTTGCAGCTGGCGCGAACGGTGCGCCGTGGCGGTCGATCTCCTCGCCGCGCAGGAAATGCTCTTTGACCCGTTTGTCATCGCCGGGGTTCGTCATCGTGATGACGCCATCGCGCCGGCCGCGCGGAGGCAGGCCTTGCAGGCGACGATATTCGTCGACGTCCATGCGGTCGTTCATGCGAACGCTCGCTGATGCTTGCAGCCGATGTCGGCGCGGACTCCGCAGCGCGGGCAGGCGTCACGGTCTAGGCGACGCGCAGCGATCTCTTCGTCGGTGAGCTTGCAGCGCATTTGCTCGACGGCCGCGCGGCGCGGCTTCATGCCGTTGGGGAACAGCGCTGGCAGCTCGCCATGGAAGCCGTCAGGGTACTCCTCGAAGAAGTCCCGCACGGACTGCTCTTTGTCGCCGCTTACGGTTAGGCGTTTGCGCATCAGGCCGACGAAGCCCGGCGCACCGAACAGCGCATGGCCGATGGTGCTTTCAGGCGTGCCGGTTCGGTCGCACCACAGTTCGATGCGAGCGAGAAGCCGCTTGGCGGCTTCGGTGCGATTGTGCTCTGTCACCGCCGGCCTCCCGCTGCCGCAACCGGCGCTTGAAGGTCGGCGAGCTCTTTCTCCCGCCATGGCGGCGTGTGCCGTCCGCCGAGGAGGATGAGGTGATCAAGGACGCCGCAGGCATCCTGCTCCTCGCGGCGTTTCAGCCGCCACCAGCCGAATTCCTCGAGCCGCTTGCGCATCCAGCCGTTGAAGGTCTTGGCGCTCTCGCCGACGCCCTTGCCGAGCAGTGTGCGGCGCCATGCGCCGATGCTGACGCTGCGGCAGGAGACGCCTTGGTGGTGGCAGTAGCTTTCGAGGTGAGCGGCGATAGCGATCGTCATCGCGGCGCTGAGGATGGCTTCGTTGTCGCCCGACGATGAGCCGGTCGGCTCTTCGTATGCGAATACGCTGAAGGGATGGACTTGCTGAAGCTCGACGAGCCAGGCGTGCGTGAGGCAGCCGACGCGCCCCATGCCGTCCTTGATAGGCATGTCGAATGAGCCGCAGGCCGGCCGAGGATCCCCCGGCGACCATGCGGCCCACCCGCACCGCGCTCCCGGCTTGAGCGCGAGGTACATCAGCTTGCGGCTGAATCTTGCGTGGAATCGACGCCATTCGCCGGAACGGTGACGAGCTCGCCACCGTCAGGCTCTCGCACCTTCTTGGGTCGGCCGCGCTTGGGCTTCTCGGGTTCGGCAGGTTCCTCGCCGGCGTAGGCACCGCCGGGGATGGTGGACATCGAATTGCTGACGGGGCCCTTGCCCCGCTTCTTCTTCGCTTCGCTGCCGAACTCGGCGACGGTCGTCCCGTCGGCGGTCTGGATGCTGATTGTGCCGCCGCTTTCATCGGCGAGTTCGTCGAGCTTCGCGACGGATTGCCCGAGCGGGGTCTCATCGAAGTCCGAGAGACCGAGGACGCGCTTGTACGCCTCGAGCAGCGTCTCCTCTTCGTCGCGCTGCTCCTTGTCCTGTTTGCGCAGCGCCATGCACTTTTTCATCACCTTCGGATTGAAGCCGTTCGCCTTGGCGTCGCTGAAGATGTCCTTGAGGTCGTCCTTGAGACCGGCAATCTCTTCCTCGACACGCTCGGCGCGCTCGACGAGCAGCTTGAGCATCGGGCCATCGAAAACACCGTTGACCATGTTCCTCTCCCTTTCCCTCAGACCGCCTGTGGACCGAGCGCGCGCCGGATCTCGGCGAGCCGCGCCTCGACGGCGCCGACGCTCACGCCCCAGAAGCGGGCGATGTCTTCGACGGTTTGTTCGTGAGCGAGGCTCTCAGCGACGCTGTCGCGGGACAGCCCCGCGTCCTGGGCCTCACCGATGAGCCGATTGAACTTGCCGATCGCGGCGGCGCGGCTGCAGCGCAGGACGCGCGCAATCTCGGCGAAGGTCTCGCGCGAGCCATTGAGCTCGCAGAGGCGAGAGACGCGTGCGTGATTCCAGTCGAACCGCTCGCTGTCGTGGCGGATGTCTCGAACGGCATTCATGCCGCGGCTTCCGCGAACTTGTCGGTCTCGTTGCCCCAGACCGTCCAGCCGGCGCGCGGCGCGCGGGCGAACAGTTCGAGGTAAGGACCGGCGACGAGCCGCTCGATACGGCCATGGACGCAATCGGGCTTTCGGCTGTGCTGCCGCCGCGGCTCGACGATGCCCATGCGGACATCGGCGTTGATGCGCTTTGGCTTTCCGCGCGTCGCGAGCAGGCACGGCTCACTGTTCGCGCGCGTCCAGTAGCCTGGGCCGACCTGCACGTCGGCATCCTCGCGGAACAGGTCATGCTGCCGCGCGTCTGCCTTCATCCAGTCGAAGCCGCAGGTCTTGTACCTGAAGCCCCATGCGGTGATCAGTTCGAGCGCCTGCGGCAGCATCGGCCACGTCGCCCACATGAACAGCACGCAGTCGTCAGCCGCGACGCTGGGCACGTCCATGTCGGCCATGTCCTGCAGCGTCATCGTCTCGTAGTGACGCTCGGGGCTCCGGCCCTTGCCCGCTTCAGACCATGTCTCGAAGCGCCACGGCGGATCGGCGAGGATCGCACCGAAGCGCTGCCCGTCGAGGCTCATGGACAGGCGCGGGCGCGGGGTGAGTGTCAGCATGCGGGCAACGGCGACGCGAAACTCGGGGACCGCGCCGTTCGGGGCAGCGCAGCCCCCGGCCCGCATGCGGCTCCCCGCGACTCGGCCTGGAACGACTCGAGTCGCGTCGCAAAAAGCGGGCGTCCGAGGCCTCTTGCGGGCCTCGAAAACGTGAGTGGAGAAGATTTTTTTTCGCCCCTCTGAGGGGTCGGTACGACGGTCTGCGGCGGACGCTGCGCAGTCGGCTTGGGCGGGGTCTTGCGAGCGCCGATGTCCCCCCGGTCGCCGCCGTTCATCCGACCGCCCTTATGCGCTGGTCCTTTGGCGGGAAATCGTCGTTTGTCAGTGCCTTAGACTGCTTTTTAGCAATCTTGATGATGGCCGGCTGACGCCATTCGGGGACGTAGTTCGAACGCACCCAGCTATCGACTGTCGACTGTGCGAGTCGGGGATCGTGGGCCTTTGCGACGGCGCTTGAGCCGCCGAGCTCTTCTATGATGGAACGAACGCTTCGCATTGCGCTACCTAACGAACATCGTTAGTAGGACGCAAGTTGAATTTACGGAATTAGTTTTAGCTCCCCGCTAGGAAGAAGACTTATATGCACGCCATGATTGGGACAGACGATGTGCTGTCTCGCCTGGATGCGTTACTCAAGGCGGGACAGATCAAGAAGAAAGACATAGCGGATGCGTTGGGCATTGCGCCGCAGCGCATCGCCGATTTGTTCACCGGCGCCCGCTATCTGAAGCTCGACGAGGGCCAGCGCCTCGTCGAGCAGTTTCACCTCGAGGATCCGCTTGAAGCGATAAACGCTATCGCGACGACACCAGTCGTAATGATGATGATCCGCTACGCGCTGCAGGAGCTGGCGCCAGGCGTGGTGCCTGAACAGAGCCGCATCGAGGACATCGCGAGAGACTGCCAAGCATTCTTGCGATACGCAGCCGATCCTCAGGTTCTAGGTGACCTAGAGATGGCGAAGGCCTTCTTCCTTGCTCGGAAGGCGATGGAGACAGAGGCCCCGAAAGCAGCCTCCTAGCTATGTAAGTAGCGCCGACACATGCGCAGTCGGCGATAGGCATTGGCACAACATTATTCTGCATCGGTTAGTCACCCCCGGTACGGCTTTTCCATCTGGGGAAGGGCGTGATTACGGCGGCCGAGCCCGCCGAGTCGCCTCTTCGTCAGCGGCACGGAACATGACGAACAATTAACCTAGGACAACCCTATATATTTTTCGATAGGGGGGTTGCTGTTCATCATTCGTTATGGACGACCACGCGCTAAAGCGACCCGCTCCGAGTCGCTAACGAATTTCGTTTGACAGCTTTCCCGCTTTTCGGCACTCAACACGCCGACTCCAAGCCGGGAGGTGTTAATGCCTGAAGCCGCAGTTCTCTCTCACCCAGCCGTTTCCGACTCGGGGCTTACAGGCGAGCGACTCGCCGAAGCGCTCCGCCTCTTCCAGCTCGTCATTGACCGTCGGGCGGGGGCCCCGGTGCTCGAATGCGTGCGCCTGGTGGCGGACAAGAAGACGCTGACGATTAGTTGCACCGATCTCGACAACCAGCTGACCTTTGTACTGCCTCGGAAGGGGATTGCGTTCGAAGCCTGCGTGCCGGCGCACTCACTACTCGCCGCGGCCGAGGCCTTTGATGACGAGGCTCCGGTCATCAGCGCCTCAACAATGGAATTGACTCTCCGCGGGCAAGCCGGCGAGTTCAGCATGGCTGCTCTTAGAGCGTCCGATTACAACGAGATCGTTCGCGGGACGCCGGATGCTACGGTCGTCGTGAAGCGCGGCGATCTTCTGAAGGCTATCTACGCCTGCCGCGCCGCCATGTCGTCGGAGGAGACGCGCTACTACCTGATGGGGCTGTGCTTCACTCAGAAGAGTGGGAAGATCGAATTCACGGCAACAGACGGTCATCGTCTGCACCTAACGACGGCACCCGCCACATTCGACGGGCAGATGCCGCAGAGTATCATTCACAAGCGAGCTATTCGCTGCCTTCAATCTCTGCTCGAGAAATCGACGCTCGAAGATGTGGTCATCGAAATCGACCGTCGCACGGCTGTCTTCGGACTCGGCGCTTGGGTGCTGCAGACGAAGACGATTGACGGCACCTATCCCGATTACAGCCGTGTCGTGCCCGACGAATTCTGTGGCTCCATGACGCTCTCAGGGTCTCAGCTGACGGCGGCGCTGAAGATCATCGATAAGGCCGACAGCGGAGCTGTGAAGGTAGCCGCTCTCGAACCCTCCGTCGGCGAACTGAGCTTCACCAACCCATCGGGCCTGAAGTTCACTCGCAGTCTGGGCGGGGCGGCAAGTGGCGAGACCCCGCCGAAATTCGGATTCAACCCGCGCTATCTGCTGAGCATCCTCGCTACACACTCGGGCGTTGAGTTAACAATCCGCTTTTCGAAAGCGGACGGTGCGTCGCCGATGCTGATCACCTTCGCGGGTGACGACGATTTCCGCGCAGTCCTCATGCCGATGCGAGCCGACTGATGTCGTCGGCCGTCGCAATCCTCCTCGTCTTCGTCATCGCCATGGGCGCGATGCTGCTGGCGTGCGTCGCTACGGCGATCGCGGATCGCAACGCTCTCATCAGGTGCCGCCGCTACCTCTGCGACGCGAATGAGCAGCTGCGCATCAGGACAAGGCAACTCGCCACCACCCAAGCCGAGCGCGACTGGTTCCGGTTGCAGCTCGAGCGCAGTTCGGAGAACACGCGTTGAGTGCTCGCCATATCGATCCGAGTAACAGGGGTAACCACGTCAGCTATCGCCTCGGAGAGACGAACCGCTGCCCAGGTTGCGGCCGCACGCACTGGCACGTCGGCCGCGTCACCGCTGAATGTGCCTTCTGTGGCACTGCTCTAGTCATCGAAAGCGCAGCGGCTGCGCCTGAGCAACCGCGGGTGAAGCGGTTTGGCCTCGGCGGCGGGATCCTGAAGGCTGCCTTCGCATGATGACGAAGCTCGCGCTTTGGCTCGAGGCGCACACCGGCCGCATCCTTGCGGTGCTGGTCACCGCCAGCGCTGGAATCTCGGTCTATGCCGGCGTTCATGGCTTCGGCATCGGCCTGCTGATGGTGGCATCCTACGCGCTCGGCGCGGCATGGGATGCCGATACGCACGTGGACTATGGTGATGAAGCCTGAGCGCATTCAACTCAGTCGCCGCAAAGGCTGGCGAATGCCGCCGAACACGGTGAAGGTGGACCGCAGTACGCCGTTCGGCAATCCGTTTCGCTCCGACTCTCTCACGGCGACAGGAGCCGTGCTCGCCTTTCGTATGTGGCTGCTCGCGCCCGTTAATCTCACGACGCCAGCACCTGAACGACGGCAACGGCTTCTCGACCGCCTTCACACCCTTCGGGGCAAGAACTTGGCTTGCTGGTGTCCGCCGGGCGCACCGTGTCACGCCGATACCTTGTTGGAGCTCGCGAATGGCTAGGCGCGCGTTCGGCGAATGCATCAGCTGCCACAAGCCGATTGAGCCGCCTTACCTGCAGTTCGTCGTGCAGTGGCTTGAGCAGGAGAGCGGACAAGACCCTCGAATCCATAGCTGGGAAGAGGTCGACATCAGCAACTACTGCGCAGGCAGGGTGAACGCCGACGACCTATACCGCCTCGTTAGCGACGGAGAGGGCGAGGGATGAGGCCGGAGCGCATCGCCCGCATGCCGGATTGGCCGGCTCGGATGGACGACGACATGGCGGCCGACTATCTCGGCGTCAGCGTCAGCGCCTTCCGCGACAAGGTGAAGGCGCGCCAATATCCGCAACCAATCTGCGAAGGCGTGAAGAAGCTGTGGAGCCGCGTCCAGCTCGACCGCTTCATCGCCGCGCAATTCGACCTTCCTGTTGTTGACCCGACTCCGAGCCAGGGCGCAACGCCCGGCTCATGGGACATGTGATGATCAAGGGCGTCTGCCAGCGACGCGGATCGACCTATCGCCGCTTCCGCGTGAAGCTCCCCGACGGCCGCTGGGGCGACCAGTACGTCAAGCTGCCGGATCCGTCGCATCCGAACTTCGCCGCCGAGCTTGCCAGGGTGAACGGCGAGGTGCTGCCGCGCCAGAAGCCCGCGACGGGCACCATGGCCGCGCTCATCGCCGAATTCCGACCATCCCTCGCGAAGAAGGCGATAGCGGCGTCGACGCGGTCCGCGTGGGCCTATTACCTCGACCTCATCGAGCAGCAGCACGGTCACCGCATCGTGCGCGAGCTCGAGCGGAAGCACTGCTACGCGCTGCGCGACGGCATGGCCGACGAGCCGGGCAAGGCGAACAACTACATGGCCAAATTCAAGGCGCTACTCGAGTTCGGCGCCGAGCGCGGATGGATCAGCGTCAATCCCGCCGCCGGCATCCCGCTCCTAGAAACCGGCGAGCATGAGCCGTGGCCCGCCTATGTCATCCGCGACGTGCTCGAAGAGGCAGACGCGATGCTTCGCCTCGCGGTCATCACGGGCCTCTGCTCGGGGCAACGCATCAGCGACGCGATCCTGATGCAGCATGGCTGGCACGACGGCCGCATCATGCGCTTGCGCAGCAAGAAGACCGACACCGGCGCCGTCATCCCGATGCACCCTCTCTGGGTCGCCGAGATCGGCTCAGTGCCGCGCAAGTCGGTGACGTTGCTCTATGACCGCAGCGGCAAGCCGTTCCGCGATACGGACCGCCTTCAGGCGCGTCTGCGGCGACTGATGCGCAAGCTCGGGCACGTCGATGGACATGGCCAGGCGCGCTACACCTATCATGGCTTGAGCAAGAACGCTTGCTGCTACCTAACCGAGCTGGACCTCAGCGACGAGACCATCGGCGCGATCGTCGGCAAGACGCCCGAGACGGTCCGTCACTACGCCAAGGAAGCCCGCCGCTGGATGCTCGCCGAGCGCGCCGCGGCGGCCGTTATCGCCGGCCATATCAATGGGCTTGTGGGAAAAACCGCGCGAATTGTGGGAAAGGTATCAAATGGGGACTGAGAAAAGCTTTTGTTTTCAACGTGGTGACCCCAACGGGACTCGAACCCGTGTTTTCGCCGTGAAGGGATTTTTCCCTTTAGAATCAACGGCGCTTCCCCATTTTCCCTGTCTGTTCGTGCCATTAGATAACAATGGCTTAGCCCCTTTGTGGGAAAACTGAAGGTGCGCGGCAACGCGGGCCGAGCCCGCCGGAGATGCCTCGACGACGAGTATGCGGAGCTCGACGCCCGCAGTCGGCGACAGGCACTCACCCACCAGGAGAGCGTTCGCCTCGAGAAGATCATCAAGGAAATCGACGCGCGCAACGCGCCGCACCGCACAACGCCCCGCGGTGACCGACGCTTCAGGGAAAACCGCGTCTGATGGAAGAGGAGCAACTCGCCTTCTTCGACATGCCTCCGGCGGCAGCCGCAGCAATCAAGGGCACGGCGGTCATCATCGGCAATTATCGCTACGAGCTGCGTCGCGTCTGGGATGAGAGCCTGCCGCTGCTCGTCGTCTGCATGCTCAATCCCAGCACGGCGGACGCGGACAGGAACGACCCGACCATCCTCACCCTCATTCATTTCGGCAAGCTCTGGGGCTTCGGCGGGCTCTACGTCGTCAACCTCTTCGCGCTGCGCACCTCCTCGCCCGCCGAGATGATGACCGAGGGCGAGCTCACCGCCATGGGCGACAGCAACAAGGGCTTCCTCTTCGACGCGATCGGCTACGCCAAGCAGCACGGTCGCTCCATCCTCGCCGCCTGGGGCAACAACGGCTCGCACCATGCCGCCGACGAGTGGTTCGCGAAGCAGGCTATCGCCCGCGGCGTCGACCTGGTGTGCCTCGGCACGACCGAAAGCGGACAGCCCAAGCACCCCCTCGCTCGCGGGAAGCATCGCATCCCGCGCGACCAGCAACCGATCGTGTGGAGAAGCGCAGCGTGAAATGGCCGCTGTTCGGCCGAGCCGAAGAAAGGACCGACCTAGTGTTTGAACTGTACAAGGACGAGAAGGGCGAGACCCGCTGGCGGCTGCTGGCGAACAACAACAAGATCCTGTGTGCGAGCGGTGAGGGCTTCACTCGCCCCTCGAAGGCAATCGCCAATATCGAAAAGGTACGCGCGCTCGCGCCGCACGCCGGCATCGTGGAGCGCAAGCAATGAGCTTTGCCATCGCCATCAAGGCTCGACGACCTTGCACGCCCAGCCCCTGCTTCTGCGGAAGCGAGAATGTTGGGGTCGAATACGCGCGGGTTGCCGAGGACTCCGTCGAGACGTGGGTTGAGTGTGCCGACTGCGGCGCCGTCGGCGAGCGGACCGAAGACGCGTTCGCTGATGACTGCGCCGCAGTCGACCTCTGGAACCAGGTTCACTGATGCCCGACAACTGGATCCCGACCGCCACTGGCCGCCGCGTCTTCCTCGACCCGATCGACGTCAGCGAGGTGCGCATCCGCGACATCGCCGTCGGCCTCGCGCGCCAGGTGCGCTTCAACGGACAGTTCAATCAGACGACGGCGTTCTACTCCGTCGCCGAGCATTGCGTCTGGGCAAGCTATATCGCTCCCATCGGCAAGCTCGCGGCACTGGTGCACGACGCCGCCGAAGCGATCATCGGCGACGTCACCTCGCCGCTGAAGCGTATGCTACCCGACTACAGAGCATTCGAGCGGCGCTTCGAAGACGCGCTGCGAAAGCATTTCAACTGGCCGGACTTTCACACGCCCGCGGTAAAGAAGGCCGACATGCAGATGCTCGCGATCGAGCGGGAGAAGCTCGTCGTCAATCGTACCCTCTTCGAGTGTCTCGACGGCGTCGAGACACCGAACGTCAAGCTAGAGTGTTGGCTGCCGTCCATGGCGGCGGTCGTGTGGGAAGACCGCTACAAGGAGCTGACGGGGCGCGGCTTTTGATGGCTGGCTACGGGACGAGCACCGGCCACGGTGACCAGTGCGGCTATCACTGCGATCAATATCCGCATGAGTGCGACTGCGGCGCTACCAGACCCCGCACTGCCGCTTATATCGAGCGCGAACGCATGGCTGCGAAGGATAACCTAAGTCGCGCCCGCAAACGCTGCGACTATTGGCGAAGGCAGAAACCGTGAGTCATCCTCAGCGGTGCGACTGCCGCGAGTGTCGGATCATGGATGCCTGGCCGCGGTGGAAACAGGGAATCCCCGACACCTTCCAGTTCGCGCTTTTCTCCCGAGAGGAAAGGGGCACCGCGAACGACGCCCCTCCCCCTGTTGAGCCGACGGCTACGAGCGTCAGCCGTCGTTGTAAATCGAGCCGGGCACGCCGCGAGGCTTGAAGGGGCTGTCAGGTCCGCCGAGCCGCTTGCGAGCACAATCGCGCAACTCGTCTCGCGGTCGACTCAATGCGTCGAGAAGGGCCCGCTTATAGCCGGCGTCATAGCCGCGTTGGTACTCGGCGCTATGCATGGGCGGACGCCAGCGCTTCGTCCATGCTGAACTCGAGCGCGTCGTAGAACGCGACGAAGTAGTCGCAGCTGCCAGGTACGAAGAACTCAACCGCCGGCGGGTTGTCGATCGACATCCGCCAGTTGAGCCCGACCTCGCCCTTGAAAGAGACGATCTCGACGCGACCGTTATCGGGGCTGGTCTTCGCGACCTCAGCAACGCGCGCTGGCACGACGGCCGCTGCTCCTTCGCATTTCGGCTGCTCGGAGCCGCGCAGAGCTATCGCATAGAACTTGCGCCCCTTCAGCATGTCGACGGGGACGCCGGTGACGAGGCACTTGCCGAGCTGGGCTTCTCCCCATGGGCTGTACTTGGTGAAGCATCGGTCTTCATTCGCCTCTGCATAGGCGGCCATCAGGTCGTTCTCACAGACGCACTGAAGGGTCGTCATAAAGCCGGTCTTACCGAAGTCGCGGCAGCTCGTGATTTGTAGCTTAGCAATCACAGACATGGCTGTGTCCTTCTCTCAAATGTGTGGAGTTGGAGCCTTGCCGGATCGCGGTGCGGGCGCCGGAATGTCACGTCGGCTGGCCGCCCTGATTTCCCGTCCTTGGCACTCGGTGGTGGCGGGGGTCGGATTCGAACCGACGTCCTTCTGGTTATGAGCCAGACGAGCTACCGGGCTGCTCTACCCCGCGTCACCGATCTGCCGCCCCGATGGTCGCCTTGGGCGTTGCGTGTCGTGGTCGCCACGCTGCTGGCGGCCACCGGAACGGCAGCGATCTAACTAACGTTTTTCGTACCAGACGCCAACCAAAAACAAACGCACCCTAAAACTAGTCTCGCTGAAATTCTTTTTGCGGTGCCTGAC